GGCCGTGATTGCTCGACTGCGGGAGATGGCATCGTGACCAGCCGCATCGCTGAGGAGGCCGCATCCCGTCAGGGTCGGCGCAAGGCGCTGGTCCGCACGTCGTTCTCTCGCGATCTGCTCGAAGGCCTCGAGGCCGACGCGAGGGCCGCAACAACGCTCAAGTGGCCATCGGATCGGTACGCGAAAGATCCGGTTCGGTTCTGCCGCGAGATCCTCGGCATCGAGCCATGGGAGAAGCAGCGCGAGATTCTGGAGGCTGTCAGGGACCATCGGATCGTGGCTGTGCCGAGCGGACAGAAGACGGGCAAAAGCGCGAGCGCAGCGATGCTTGCATGGTGGTTCTACTGCTCGTTTCCTGACGCCCGCGTGATCTTCACATCGACGACAAGCAAGCAGGTGGACGGCATCCTCTGGCGCGAGCTGCGGAAGATCAAAGCCAAGGCCGGCAAGTGCGTTGCGTGCAAAAAGAAAGATCCCGAGGACCGCTACATCCCGCGCCCGTGTCCTCACTCTGCGCTCATCGACGGTGAGACCCACGAGCTTGCGAGGAGCGGCCACAAGGCCCCCGACTTCCGCGAGATCGTCGGCTTCACCGCGAGCGAAGCTGAGGCCATCGCGGGCACGTCGGGGACCAATCTGCTCTACATCCCCGACGAGGCGACGGGCATCAAGGACGCGATTTTTGAGGCCATCCTGGGCAACTGTGCGGGCGGTGGCCGCGTCGCGATGTTCAGCAACCCTACGCGCTCTGAGGGCTACTTCGCCGACGTGTGTTTGAACAAGGCGCACATGCACAAAGTGATCTGGATCAACTCCGAGGAGAACCCAAACGCCGTCAGCGGCAAGCGCCTGATTCCCGGGCTCGCCGAACGGAGCTACATCGAGGAGAAGCGCCAGGAGTACGGCGCGGATTCCGCATGGTACAAGGTGCGCGTGCTCGGGCAGTTCGTCACGCGGGAGGAGGGCAAAATCATCAGCCTAGCGGACGTGCTCGAAGCCGAACGGCGGCACTCCGACGTGTCAGCGGATGGCCTCCTGTGCCTCGCGATTGACCCCGCTGGCGAAGGTGGCCTAGGCGACGAATCGGTATTCGTGGCGAGGCGCGGGCAGAAGATGCTGGGCATGTGGGCACACCGTGGCGTGAGCGATGAGGGGCACCTCGCGCTAGCTCTGCGCTACCTCGAATCCCTCCGCAGCGATCGGGAGCGCTGCCGCGTCATCATCGACCGCGAGGGCGCGATCGGGTCGAACCTCTACGGGTTCCTCCGCGGCTCCTCGGAGCTTGCGGCCATGGCGGACCTCTGGGGTGTCAGGGCGTCAGACGGCGCCATCCGGGACCCGCGCAACTACGGACGCGTGCGTGATGAGCTGTGGGCCTCGCTGGCGCAATGGATTCGCGAGGGCGGCGCCATCATCGAGGACGGGCGACTTGCAAAGGAGCTGACCGCGACGGAGTGGACCACGGACATTCGCGGGCGGCTCAAGGCCACACCGAAGGACGAGATCCGCAAGGCGATCGGCAGGAGCCCCGACCGCGCCGACGCGCTGGCCCTCGCAGTGTGGGAGACCGCGCGATTCGACGACCTGCAGCAGGAGGACAACTCCCGAGCGGTGGAGCCCGTGTCGAGCTACGACGCGCCGATGAACGCCTATGAGGGCCTCGACGTCTGGCGCTGAGTGTGTCGAGCTGATGTGGCCCGTGTTACCGCGTCGGGGACATGGGCCTAGTCAGCAAAGCGAAAGCGCTTCTCGGCATCTCCGGCTACCAGCCGGACCCAATCATGCCGGAGCCGTCTCACGAGACCGAGATGGCGGTCCGTGGCGCACTCGGTGGCAACCTGGCGCCGCCTCCCGTCACCCAGACGCGGTGGCTCATCAGCGACCTGGAGCGCGCACAGAAGCTCGCCGACGTCGGAGACATCACGCTCGCCGCTCGGCTGTGGCGCGCGAGCCAGACTGACGGGAAGGTGATGGGCGCCCTGTCGACGCGCACCGCCGGCCTAGTGCGGCTCCCCAAGGTGTTCCGGGGCAACCCGCGCATCATTCGACAACTGGAGTACGGGCACGAGTACGTCCGATCGATCTTCGATGAGATGTTTCCACCGGGCGAACTCTCCAAGCTCGCGTCGGATGGTATCGGTCTAGGTGTCGGGGTCGCGGAGCTGGTCCCCGTCCCTGGGCGCCCGTTCCCGGTGATGGTGCGACTCGATCCTGAGTTTCTGTTTTGGTTGCGCGCCGACGGCTGCTGGTACTACCGAAGCGTCGCCGGCAACATCCCGATCAAGCCAGGCGACGGGCGATGGATTCTGCACATGCCCGGAGGTCGCGTGCAGCCGTGGCAGACCGGCATCTGGCGAGCCGTGGGGCGCGCGTTCATTTGCAAGGAACAGGCGCTTCTTTTTGACCAGAATTGGATGGGTAAGCTCGCCAACCCGGCTCGCGTCGCACAGGCCCCACAGGGCACCACCGAGACCGCGCGCGAGGGCTTCTTCCGGCGCGTCATGGCGTGGGGTGTCAACACCGTCATCGAGATGCTTCCGGGCTGGGAAGTCAAGCTCCTGGAGAGCAACGGCACCGGCAGCGAGGCGTTCAATCGAGCAGTCGCCCGAGCCGATGAGGAGATCATCGTCGCGATCAACGGTCAGACCGTCACGACCGACGGCGGCTCGGGCTTCCAGAACTCCGACATTCACCGGGCGATCCGTGCCGATCTGATCAAGGCCACCGCCGACGATCTGGCGTTCACGATCAACACGCAGGGCATCCCTCAGTATGTCCTGCAAAACTTCGGACCCGATGCGCTCTACAACAGCGCCTACGTCTCATGGGACGTCACGCCGCCTCGCGATCGCACCGCCGAGGCAACAGCGTTCATCCAGGTCGCCGACGCTACGGTGCGGCTCACCGACGCGCTCAGCCGCCACGGGCTACGGCTTGACGCGCTGGAGTTTGCGACGCGCTACAACGTTCCGCTGAGGGTCGATGCTGAGGGCGACATTCTGGAGATCCCCGTCACCGTCGACGAGAGCGGACTGGATGTCGCGACGGTCCAAGGCCTGGTCACCATCGCCGAGGGCGCCGGGATTCGCCCGACGCAGGAGAGCGTGCGCCGGATGCTCGGGACCGTGGGGCTCCAAGGCGAACTCATCCCGAGCGACATGCCAAAGGCCGTGCGCCTCAACCTCGCGCCGACCGACATTGCCAAGGCCGTGCGAATCTCCGAGGTGCGCGCAAGCGAGGGCCTGCCGCCACTGGGCGACGATCGCGACAAGCAAATGCTCGGCGACGTCGGCAAGCCGCCCGCCGTGTCATCCGACGCGGAACCGGGCGAGAGTGAGGCTCAGACATGACCGAGGAAACCCGCGTCAAAACCTACCGCGAGCCGCTGGCGATTCTGCCTGACGCAATGGGCGTCGGCTTCACGATTGCGATGTCCGATGGGTACAAGCCGCCGCCGATCGAGGTGAAGGGCAAGGTCGCCACGTTGGCGGTCCGCGGGATGCTTGAGCACCACGCAAACAACCACTGCGACAGCTACGACTCGATCAAGGCCCGGATGTGGGAGGCGTGCTCGACCCAGGCAGAGGTCGTGCTGCTGAGCGTCGATTCCCCTGGGGGCCTGGTATCGGGAGCATTCGACTGCTCCGACGAACTGCGCGCCATCGCCGACGCTGGTGGCAAGCGCCTCGTGGCCTACGTTGATGGGACGACGTGCTCCGCTGCCTACGCGCTGGCGTGCGCCGCGTCCGAGATCGTTGTTCCGCCGGCTGGGCTCGTCGGATCCGTTGGCGTGTTCTACCCGGTCGTTGACGAGAGCGCAGCGGCGGAGAGGGCAGGGGTCTCGGTGCGCGTGTATCGATCTGGAGCGTACAAGGCGCTTGGATCGATCAAGGGCGAACCGCTTTGCGATCTCGTCGATGACGAGGAGCAGCGCAAGGTTGACAGCCAGGCCGCCGTGCTCTTCGGCCTTGTTGCGCGCGCTCGCGGCATGACACCCGATGTGGTCGCCGCAATGCAGGGCCGCGTCTTCGTCGGCGCCGAAGCCGTCGCGCAAGGACTCGCCGACTCTGTTGAGTCGGAGGATCAACTGGTGGCCCGCCTCAATGGTGAGGCGCCCGCAGTGTCAGAGGCCCCCAAAGGGCAGGAGAATACGAGCATGGATCTCGACGAAATGAAGAAGGCCCTCAAGGCACTGGCCGAGGGCGACGACCAGGAGCAGGCGAAGCGAGCCAAGGCCGCACTCGCTGCTCTCGATGGCGAGAACGAGAAGGAGCACGAGGAGCCCGACGGCGACGAGGCGAAGGCCGAAGGCGACGGCGAGCCTGATGGCGACGAGAAGGAGACGGAGGAGGAATCCAAGGCTTCCAAGGCTCTCGCTCTCGCCGAGTCCGCGATGCGCGCTCAGATCATGAGCACGCGGTCGGACCTCACTGAGGCACAGCGCAAGACGTTCGCTGCGCTACCTGTCGACCAGCTCCAGAAGATTCTGGAGGTCACCCCGCGCAACCCGTCGCCTGTCGAGCAATCGCTGGCGGCCGCGAACGCGAAGCCCACCGTCTCCGGCAAGGGTGCGCGATTCGGTTCCGAGGCGGACGCCCTTGTGGCCGCCGCCCTCGGCGAGAGCAACGCGCCGGTCACTCAGCGCATCGAGAATGTCCTCACCATGCGGGCATGCACGCCCGAGGAAGCGCGTCGTCATCTCGCGGCGCTAAGCCAGGAGTAAACCAATGACTGCACTCGCAGCAAACGCCACCAAGGATTACCAGTCCCTCGGACTGGTGGAACTGCCTCTTGCCACCTCGGCGACTGTCTACGAGGGTTCCCTCGTGGCCGTCGTGCTCGGCACCGGCAAGGTTCAGGCCGCGACCGGGGCCAGCAATGAGCTGGTGATTGGTCGCGCCATTCGCAAGGCCACACAGAGCGCGTCGTCCCCCAACTGCACCGTGCGGTTTCTCCCCGAGAAGTTCGCCTATTGGTGCGTGAACGACACCGGCACCGCCGTTGCCGCGACCGACATTGGGCGCGTCTGCTACGTCCTCGACGATCAGACTGTCACCATGGCGGCCTCGAAGGGTGTCGCGGGCCGCGTGTGGGCGGTCAGCTCAACCCAGGGCGTCCTGGTCGAGCCGCTCCCGGTGCTCCCCCCCAACCGTTCCGCTGGTGTGACCCTGACCTACGCGACGAACGACTGCGCGATCACCGCTGCGCAGGCGATCGATGGGCAGGTGTTCGACGTGCCGACCACGGGCGGCAACTCGACTATCACGCTCCCCGTTACCGGGGTCGTCGACGGGACCACGCTGACGTTCATCGCCGACGGCACGAAGAACGGACACACCGTCCAGTATCGGTTCGGCACCACCAACATCACAGCGGCCCTGACGGCCTCCAAGATTCACTGCGTCCGGGTGACCAAGCTGGGATCCGGATGGGGCGCAACCTCCACCGTCGCACCCTGATAGGAGCACACCATGAGTCTCTCACTCGTCGAAGTTTTGACCTCCGCGGAGAAGCGGTGGCAGCACATCCAGGAGATGGATTACGCGAGATTCGCGCAGCACTCCTGGTATACCCGGGTCGCCAAGATCCGACCGTCTCAGTCGCGCACTGAGGTGATCACGTGGCTTCTGTCGACGGCGACCCTGCGCAAGCAGGGGGTCGAGGGCGGGAACATGCACTTCAGCGGGCTCGCCGAGATGTACACCGAGTACACCTCCGAGTTTGCCGGTGAAGCGCTCCAGCTCGAACGCTCGAAGTTCATGGACGTCTACAACAGCGTCCAGGGCGGCGAGGGCATCAACGCAGGCGCCGAGTGGTCCGGGCAGATTGCGATGCAGACCGCCTACTGGCCGCAGAAGCAGGTCGCCGCGTTCATGAAGAACGGCGAGAACTTGGTTGGCTATGACGGCAAGGCGCTGTTCGCCACTAATCACCCGGTGCATCCGAAGGACGCATCGAAGGGCACGTTCTCGAATCTGCTCAGGGGCGCGGACTACACCATCACCACGGCGAAGTCCGCAGATCAGAACTTCGATGCGTTGCAGAACATTGCGGCCTACATCCGCAAGATCCGCATGCCCAACGGAGAGGACCCTCGGTTCCTCAAGGTGTCGAGCATCATCGCGGGCCCCAACCTCGCGCCGAAGTTGAACGAGGTTGTCAACGCCAAGTTCCTGGCTCGCTACGCGGGCGGCGGAACCTCGGCAGCTGGCTCCTCGGACGTGACCGGCGTTCTGAGCCGCGCCGGGTTCGGCGAGATCATCGAGGCCGACGAGTTCGCCGGCACCAACGATGACGACGCTTCGATCTACGTGGTCTGTGAGCAGGCCGCGTCCTCGCAGCTCGGGGCACTCGTCTACATCGACCGCGAGCCGTTCACGACCCGGTACTACTCCGGCATGGGCGACTCCGGCGCGATGGATGCGATCCTGAGCCGTACCAATCAGCTGGAGTGGCATTGCACCGGCCGCAACACGGTCGGCGCGGGTCACCCCTTCTTGATCTTCAAGGTCCGTCCCGCCTGAGGATGAACCATGACCGAGCTATCGCTTGCGGAGTTCACCGACAGATCCGTGATGCCGGCTGCCGACATCACGGATCTGGAGACTCAGATGCCCGGGTGGGTCGATCGTCAGATCGCCGCCCAGGTGGCTGAGATGTACGGGCGACTCCGCAAGCGGTACACGGTCCCGTTCAGCGATCCCGTTCCCGAGGTCGTGAAGTCTTGGATCACCAAGATCGTGACGCGCGCCGCGTACCTGCGGCGCGGCGTCGACCCTCGCGATCAGCAGTTCGCGAGCATCGACAACATGGCCAAAGAGGCCATTGCCGCGATCAAGGAAGCCGCCGACTCCAAGGATGGCCTTTACGACCTGCCGCTCCGCCAGGATACGGCGTCGAGCGGCATCAGCCAGGGCGAGCCCATGTTCTACTCTGAGGCGAGCCCGTGGGATTGGACCGACGTGCAGGCGGCGAAGGTGTATGGCTGAGTTCGCCGTTACCAAGCTCTACGATGATTGCGTGTCCCTCTTTGCGGCAGAGGAGACCGCCGGCGCCTTCTATTTCGGCTGGAACGAGCCTGATAAGCAGCACACCGAAAACCGCGTCGTGATCTTCGTGCCCGGCGATCCGGGAGGCAACATCGGCAACCTGCTGCCAGCGAAGAACGTTGGCGTGGGACTCGCGCGAAACCTCGCGACGATCGATGAGATGTTAACGATCATCGTCGACGCCTACGACCCCACCGACGCATCGGGCCCCACTTCAGAGCGATCACAGTACGCCGCCGCGCGGCTGCTGTTCGACGACGTTCTGCGGGCGATCCATCTGTCCGCACATGGGCGCTACACGCTGCGGAAAATCAACTGGCTGGCGGAGAAAAAGGTCCGCCGCAAGGGTGCCGCAATCTCGATCCTGCTCACTGTGCAGGGCACGATCCCCGACGCTCCGTCGGGCTCTGTCGGCACCGGAACCGAGACTCGGTTGACGGTTAGCTCCACTGTGTCGGAGTTGGACGTCTCGACTAACATCACTCTCACGAGCGAGGAACCATGACTCTCCCCAAGGTCACACTCACGCAGATCGATGGCGCCCTAGGGGTGCGAAGTGCCCTCACGACCAACGTGGCCGTTGTCGGCTGCTGCTCATCCGGCAGCGTCGCGAAGCCCGCCGCGTACACGCGATCCTCCTCGCTTCGTGCCGTGTTCGGCGAGGGGCCCGCCGTCGAGATGGCTTGCCACCTCATCGATCGATTCGGACTGACCGTCGTGATGGTCCGCGCCGACACGTCGACGGATGGCGTCCAGGGCACGACGGATGATGACGGCGTGACAGGGACCTGCGTCGTGACGAGCCAGGTCGGCGCGAAGCCGTACGACGCCTATGAGGTCGTGGTCACCGTGCAGACCGGTGGCACCGTCGGCACCGCGGGGATCGTCCTGGTCCCGAGCTTCGACGGCGGGCGCACCACGGCGGCCCCGATTGCGATCGGAACGAGCACCACGATCAGCATCGGCGGGGGCGTGGGCTTCGTCCTT